GAGCTTCTATCATGCACAAGGTGACCCACTTTAAATGGGCACCGAAACCACACGCAGCTGAGTACGTGCATAACATACTGCAGCCAGCCATCCGGTTCGAAAAGAAAGACTGCTTGGACCTACCCGAAGTTACGCACGTGTCGCGTGACGCGCCGCTGACAACGCAGCAGAGCAAGTACTACAAGATGCTCAAGGACCAGCTGCTGATTGAGACAGGCGGCGAAGAAGTCAGTGCGGTCAACGCAGCTACACAGATAAACAAGCTGCTGCAGATAAGCGGAGGCGCGGTCTATACGGACACTGGCGAGGTGCTGGAGTTCGATGTGTCTAACCGGGTTAACGTCGTACTTGAAGTCATAGAGGAAGCCAGCAACAAGGTGCTGGTCTTCGTGCCGTTCACGCACACTATTGAGATACTTCGCGCTAGGCTGGAGAAGGAAGGCATCTCGTGCGGCGTCATCAACGGCAAGGTATCACTGAATAAGCGCAGCGACATCATCGAGCGGTTCCAGACGAGCAAAGACCCACACGTGCTTATCATCCAGCCACAGGCTGCATCGCACGGTCTGACCCTAACGGAAGCGGATACAATCATCTGGTATGCGCCAGTAACCAGCGTGGAAACATACTTGCAGGCTAACGCCCGTATCGACCGTCCCGGCCAGAAGAACGCCATGACCATCGTGCATATCAAGGGCAGTCCGGTAGAGGAGCGGCTGTATAGTATGCTCCAGAACAATATCACCAACCACAAAAAACTTATTGACTTGTATAAGGAAGTTATGGAAATATAGTATTTGACACTGTCAAAGATTAGTGGTAGCTAACAATATAACAAACCACAATCACAACCAAGAAGGAGCAAGCATATGGATGATTTACCCGTAGACCAGCTTGTGCGCGTCTATCGCAAGATACGTGATGTCGTGCAGGCTAAGGAAGACGCCCACAAAGCCGAGATTGCAGAGCTTAAGGGGCAGATGGACCTAGTTAGCGCCAAGCTACTTGAGGTCTGCAACACACAGAACGTGGACAGCCTGCGTACCAAAGAAGGTACGATAACTAGGCGCGCTGCTACCCGCTACTGGACGAGCGATTGGGAGTCCATGTACAAGTTTCTTAAGGAGAATGATGTGATGCATCTTCTCGAACAGCGCATACACAATGGCAACATGCGCAATTACCTAGAGGAGAACCCCGATAGTCTACCTGTCGGCCTCAATGCAGATACCAAGTATGTGCTTTCGGTTCGCAAACCAACAACCAAGTGAGAGAAACAATGACTAATTTGACCATCTTTAAAAACCCTAACGCCGTAGCCGCATCGGCACTACCACCATCGAAGATGGGTGCGCAGATTGCTTCGAGCATGGGCGGTTATAACCGTATCGCCACCAACACCAACGGCACGTTCAAGCGTATCGTAAACGGTGAGCAGGTCGGTAAAGCCATCCGTGGTGAGTTCAACGCCATCATCCTTGCTATGCTAGAGAAGCCAAGCCGTAGCTACTACGCTAGTGACTACGACCTCGACGCTAAGGGCACCGCACCTGACTGCTTCTCTAACCTAAGTGACAAGCCAGAGGCATCTGCCTCCAACCGTCAGGCATCCAACTGTGCCAGCTGCCCTAAGAACATAGACGGTTCGGGTAAGAACGGTAAGGGTAAAGCCTGTCGCTTCAGCCGCAAGGTCGCGTTGTTCTTAGACGGTGACGAGTCCGGCGACGTGTACCAGTTCAACATCCCAGCTAAGTCGCTATTTGGTAAGGGCACGGGCAACACCCTCCCGTTCGAGCAGTACTGCCGCCATCTAGTATCTAACGGTGCAGCGCCTGACCGCGTGGTAACCACGGTTGCATATAACCTCGACGCAGAGACTATGGAGCTTAACTTTACTGCTGACCGGTTTATTACCCCAGAAGAGCTGGAGCGCGTCACTGAGGCACAAGAGAACGCTGCCACGACCCGCCTGATTAGCTTCGACATCGTGAAGGCTGCTGCCGCAGAAGAACCTGCTAAGCTTGCAGCACAAGCCGAGCCGAAGGCGAAGAAGCCATCGTTCTTAGACGCTGATGACGAAGACGAAGAGGAAGAAGACCTTCCCGAGCCAGTAAAGCGTCCATCCAAGAAGGCCACCGCTGAACCTACCGGCACTATTGCTGCTGTAGTAAGCCAGTGGGGCGACGACGAAGAAGACGACGACTAATGAGTAGCGGCTATAGCTTACGGGTACAGGAGGCAAACGCCAAGGCGAGCAAACACAAGTTGGGTGTTCGCCTAGGTAGGCTCTGCATTGCGCAGGACATTCCTGTAGCCGTAGTCGCTAAGTGCACAGGCGTAACACGGCAGACAGTATATAATTGGTTCTGTGGGACTTCCATCCCACAGGGCACTGCCGTGGCGCTTATAGCTTCATATATGGCGAGTCTGGAGAGTTCTACTTCGTAGCGGAGTAGGGAGCATTTTCTTTTAGAAGTGGGCGTATGAGTTGCCCTATGGAGTAGTGTCTGCGTGGCGGAGGAATTTGACCTTTTATCAGCGGTGCAGCCTCAAGAGGGTTGGTACGCTATCGTCGGGCTTAGCCCAGACAATAAACAGCAGGAGTTAGTAGAGACCCGCGAGGAAGCGGACGAATGGGCAAAGACCTTCCTCAACCAAGGTAAGAACGTATTCTTTGGTGTAGCTAAATATACTGACGGTAAGAGCCGCAAGAAAGAGAACGTGAAGGCGCTTAAGTCGCTCTGGCTCGACATAGACTGCGGACCAGAGAAGGATTACGATACACAGGACGAAGGCTTCACGGCTCTTCGTGCCTTCTGTAAGACCGTAGGTATGCCCAAGCCTATCGTGGTTAACTCGGGGCGCGGTCTGCACGTATACTGGCCGCTAACCGAAGAAGTTACACGCGAAGAATGGGAGCCGGTATGTGCACGGCTGAAAGAAGTCTGCGCCACCAAGGGGCTACGTGTAGATAACAGCTGCTTCGAGGCAGCGCGCATCCTGCGTATTCCCGGCACTTTTAACTTTAAGGGTGATGTGCCGCTGCGCGTAGAGGTTCTGGTGGTCGGCAAGCCGACGCCCATGGCAGAGATACGTGACATACTTGGCGTTAAAGAGACTAAGCCGTCGCCCCTAGGCGACCTTCCGGTGTTCGCACCTAGCCCGTTATCCAAAGTCATACAGGCTAGCATGGAGTCCAGCTTCACTAAGATTATGAACCGTGGGGACAAAGGCTGCGCACAGCTTAACTCCTGTTACGAAGACCGGGAGCATATATCCGAGCCGCGTTGGTTCTCGGCGTTGTCAATCGCAAAGTTCTGTAAGGACCGTAATAGGGCGATACACAAGTTATCTGCAGACCATCCGGACTACGACCCTGACAAGGTCGAGCAGAAGATAGGGCACATACTCGGGCCGCACACCTGCGTAGAGTTCGAGAAGAACAATCCCGGCGGATGCGGAAAGTGTCCGCACGCTGGCAAGATACGCTCACCTATTACGCTAGGTAAAGAGCTGAAGGAGGCGACTCCGGAGGACAACGTAGTCATAGAAGAGACGAAGCTGGGGGCGATAAAGTTCCACATACCCGAGTTTCCCTTCCCCTACGTGCGTGGCAAGCATGGGGGCGTATGGCGCAAGGTTACGCCCAAGGACGAAGAAGAAAGCGTCGAGGACGTTGCGCTTGTGTATCCGTACGACATCTACGTGGCCAAGCGGATGGATGACCCTGTTGAGGGTGGCGTAGCCCTTATCCGACTGCACACACCGCAGGACGGCGTCAAAGAGTTCACGGTGCACAATTCCAAGATGGCGGACGGTACCGAGCTGAAGAAGCTTCTCGCCTCTAAGCACGTGATGTTGAGTTCAAAGACCGACTACGCATATCTAGTCGATTACATAGTTAAATCAGTGGCACAGTTTTTTCATAACGAGAAGGTAGAGCAAATGCGAAATCAATTTGGATGGGTCGATAACGACAGTAAGTTTATCATTGGTGACCGTGAGATAAGCGCGGAGGGGACGTACCATAGCCCACCGTCTTCCGTCACCAAGGTAGTAGCGGAGCACATGACAGCTAAGGGTACACTGGATAAGTGGCGCGAAGTGTTCGATCTGTACGGACGTCCGGGCCTTGAAGGGCATGCGTTTGCAGCAGCCACCGCCTTCGGTGCGCCTCTCTTACGCTTCTCTGGCCAGCGTGGGGCGATTATCAACGTGGTGCACCCTAAGTCGGGCACGGGTAAGACAACAGCCCTACAGATGGCTAACAGCGTGTATGGTGACCCTGTGGCGCTCTGCGCGAAGAAGGACGACACGTTCAACTCGAAGGTGTTCAAGATAGGCGTGTTCTGCAACCTGCATATCAGCTTCGACGAAATGTCCAACACTGAACCCAAGCAGCTGAGTGAGCTTGCCTACCTGATTACACAGGGCACCGGCAAGGACCGCATGAAGGCGTCCGCCAACGAGCTTCGGGCAAACCTGACGTCGTGGCAGACCATCGCGCTGTGCTCGTCTAACCACTCGTTCTACGAGAAGTTGGAAATCAATAAGGGTTCGCCTGACGGTGAAACCATGCGCATCATCGAATACAGCATCGACTATTCTGACGCGATTGACATCGAGTATGGCAAGAAGATGTTCGACCACCAGCTGCTTGAGAACTACGGGCATGCAGGTGACATCTACGCACGGTACCTGATTACGCACTATGATGAGGTGAAGGCGCTCTACGCTACGGTCCAACAGCGCATCGACACCAAGCTTAAGCTAACACAGCGTGAGCGTTTCTGGTCGGCAACAGCGGCTGCTAACATAACGGGCATCTACATTGCCCTGCATCTGGGCCTGTGTAACTGGGACATTGCTGCTATCTTTAAGTGGACGTGCAAGATGGTGCTCAACCTACGCAACACCATGACCCCACCGCCTGAAGGCGACCAGCAGATACTGGGTGAGTTTATGAACGCCCGTCTAGGGAACATTCTCATCGTTAACGATGGGGTAGACCGTCGCAGTAAGATGGCAGAAGTGCCGGGGTTGGAGCCTAAGCAGGAGCTTATGATACGCTACGAGCCTGACACAGCTAAGGTGTACATAACTGCTAGCTCGTTCCGTGAGTATTGTGGTGCACGTAACATTGCTTACCGCTCTACGATTAACGCTATGAAGGCCAAGGGTCTGTACCTCGACGCGGAAAACAAGCGCATGTCAAAGGGCATGAAGGTAAACACAGTGCCCGTACAAGCACTAATCTTTGACGCGAACCACCCAGACTTCAGCGGCATTACGGACCTGTTTAATAACGTAGTGTCTGCCGCGAAGCAGGACTCCGACGAAGAGTGAAGGTAGCTGGGGTCAGCTACGATATAAACTGGCGCGCCTTTACCAAGGGCGCGTCACTCTTTTTCCCGTGCCTAGACCCTAAAGCTGCTAAGCGAGAGATACGCCCCGTGCTACGCAGGCTGAAGCTAAAAGTAGTGTATCGGAGCGTAGTGGACACCAAATCTGGTATTAGGGGTTTACGTATCTGGCGAATATGACTATGCATGACACCGGAAGATGCTCCTTCCGTTTGGTTGATACTACCCCCGCTGGCGCTACTCCCCGGCGGGGGTTTTTTATGGGCGGAACTTTTCTGCCATCCCAATGTCCTTCTTTGCAGTCTTCTTTTCAAGCCGCATGCCTTGTACAGTGCGCGACCGGACCTCTGCACGACCTTTGAGTGACCGCATGATGGTCTCTTCAGTAATTATGAAGCTAGGGTCTGGGTATGTACGGTTGAACGGGACAATCTCGTCAGCAACAAACTCCTTCAGCTGCTCCATAGAGCTTATCTCGCCCTCTTGTATCTTCCTATCCAAGGTAGATAGCAGCTGGGTCTTCTCCGCTTCAATCTTCTTTTCATTCTTGCCGCGTGTAATGTAATAGTCCTGCCACCGGGCAAGACGCATCGGGCGGAAGCCAGATATAGTGCGAAGCGTATCCAGTGCGGATATGTCGTCCTTGGCGATAATAGTGTCGCCCTTACCGCTAACAATGCCTTCGGCTTCACCCTGCTCTGCGGCTACCCACGAACGGATAAACGCAGGTGCCATCTTCTTCATAGCGCCGTACATGTCACCGTCAGCAAAGTTGTCCTTTGCGTTGAGCGCCTGAATAAGCATTTGCCCACCTGCGATGTTAGCCAAGGCAGTTTTTATTATGGTGTCTGAGGTCGAGTCACCTGTAACCGCTTCACGGAACCACATATTCTTGAGGTCAAGCGATGTACGGCTAGACAGTTCAGTGTTCGATAAAGCGCCAAGCGGACCGTGTATAAGAATGTCAGCCATCGACACGTCACCGACCACCGGCTCTCCGAACTTGTCCATTATCCATGCACGAAACATAATGTCAGAGTCGTAAGCGACACGCGGGTCGAGACCCATGAGCTTGCGCACGTCCTCGTCATCTTCTTCATCGAAGCTCTCGGCCAACGCCAATGCCATGACCGAGTATAGCGGCATGCCAAGAATACCACCAAATACGCCCGCCATCATCAAGACGCCGCCTAATTCCTTCATAGCGCCAGCACGTGCAGCTTTTGCTTCTGGCGAAGCTCCGGGGTACAACCCACGACCGATATCCCGCATCGCCCCCACTAAGAACTTGGTCTGCAGGATGGGGTGCATCTTGAAGAGGAATAAGGCACGAGTCCAGTCTTTCTTCATAATGCTAGATCGCTCCCAGTTGGAGTAGTCACCTAGTGTATCACGCACTGTATCTAGCGCAGTTGTAACGGCCTTATCGAATACTGCCTGTTCAGCTTCGGGGCTCGGGTTCTTCGCCTTCTCAGCGTCATACGCCAGCTCAAATGCCATGAAGTACGATACTTGGCGCGAGATATTTTCCATACCTTGGAACATTACGCCCATGGCTTTACCAGTAAGTGCAGCGGCCTCTACCGCTGTGCGCGTTGCACCCGTACGGTGCTTCTTAGCCGTTTCCCGCTCGTTCTGGATTAGAGTGTCCTGCACGGTCTCGAGCACGTTGCGCTCCATACCCGCCGCCATAGCCTTGCGTAGAAGCTTACCACGTGGAGTATCTGCGTTAACCAGCTTTGAACTCAGCACATCTGGCATCAGCACATCAAGCTCATCGCCCACACCGGCTAGGCCGGTACGCGTAGTCTGCACCTTAGCTTTACCTAATGTGTCCCATACCCGCATGTACTTAAACCAAATCGCCGTACCCTTAGCGACACCGTAATCACGCCACAGGCGGGGCACAACGCGTATGGGTATCGAGGTAAGCTGCAGCATGGCTGTCGCTGGCGCTGTCAGGTAGTAGAAGTATGACGCACGGTTCAGCAGGTTTATCATAGCAGACTGCGGGCTTGGGTTTATCTCGTCCTCTGCCCGTTCCTCAAGCTCATCTATAACCGAGTTGTATTTCGCCCGTAGGGTTGCGTCGCGGTCAGATACGTTGTCCCGTGCTTCCCCTATCTTGAGGCGAATGTCCCCGGCATAGGCCAACTTGCTTAGCTGGTTAGCATAGTTACTAGCTTGCGACGCAAAGTGCTGCAGCAGGTCCTGCTGGAAACCCACTACTTCTTGGGCGTGCATGAACCGGCGGCGCACCGACCGTTCTGGCGTAGATAGCAACCACGTCTGGTAGATGCTGTCCGTAAGGTCTTTGAAACTGTTAGCGTCGATACCCTTGGTACCAGCAAACTCAGCCTTAGCCTTGCTAACTAGGTCGAATATCTTCTGCATCATCTGGTCGTCAGACTTCAGGTTTTCCTGCAGTTGAGCGATATCGTACCCTATGGTTATCACGTCGCTGTCCTCGGGGTTCACACCCAAGCGCTTAGCTATGGCCTTCTGGGCATCCTGCATTTCTTTGGCAGTAGTGAACTGGTAGAACTCCCGCTCCCGCGTACCGTCTTTTGCCGCTGCTACACGTACATAATACTGGCCAGCGCGCATGAATGGGAAGTAGTCCTTGGTGAACAGGTCGGAGTTGAGGTCGTGGAATATGTCCCCGCTCTTCTTCGCTTCATCCGGGTTCATCACTTCGCGCATCATGTCTGCACGTAGGTCGCGCAGGCGCTTAGCTTCTGCCTCACCAGCAATAGTCGAAATGCGACCGTCTAGTAGCGCCAGCTCTGCTTCGAACATGTCTTTGTAGTAGGCGCGTATCTCTTTATACAGCTTGTGGCCGTTCTTAATCTCGGCCAGCTCGTCCCACAGCTTATGCACGTCACGGATACGACGGGTAAGTTCTGCAATCTGGTCTGTCTGGGCACTCGTCTTTTGGCGGTCGATAGCAGTTTTAGATAGGTCCGCTAACAGCTTGCGCATGTCGTCAGACCTTTTTACCTTGTCGCCCTTTACCCCCACTACTTCCTTACCCTGCATAGTTAGAGCCTTCATCTCGGCTATTATGCGGGCGGCTAGCGCTTTGTCGTTCGAGTTCTTCAGTACGCGAGCCTCAATCTCCTTCATCGCAGGATGATTAGCAAGCGCCTCATCAGCAGACTTAAACTCGTCAGGGGAGTATTCGTTTATACGGGCAGTGCTCATGGTCGTAGCCAGCACTTTGTCTTTGTCGGCCAGAAGAAACTCGTCCAGCTCACGGCCTATATCCTCAGAGGCTTTGATAATGTTAGCCTTCATGGCCGACATCTTCTGCACCAGCGTGTCAATCTCACGGATACTAGGCAGGTCTGGGCCAAACCAGTTTAAGATGCCGGACGTCGGTATAGTCTTCAGTATAGCCTTTAACGTAGGCGGACCCATGCCGTCGGAGTTGTCTTTGAACGCGTTAAGGAAGGCGCTGAACGAACGCCCCTCCACGGCTTTACCTATGCCGTCAGCTATGCCGTTAGTGGACGTAGACTTCTTGGCACGCCGCAGACCATCGCTCATCGAGGCCGAGGTTTCTTCCAGCGCTTCCTTGTCTTTCTTGGTGGTCTTAGGCCGGGAGTATTTTGTAGCGCGTGGTGCGGTGGTGTCCCACCCACTGATATACCGCATGCCCTTAACCAGCGTGCTTTCTTGTGCACCGCTTACGACACGCTCGTGGCCTGCGGCCAGTATAGCCTCTACATCCGCATCGCTGATTGCTAGGTTGATACCCAGCTTACGTGCAAAGTTACGTATAATAGCTGCAATGCGCTTGAGCATATTTGGCCGGATTTGTCCGGTCTCGGACATTTCAGCTAGGACTTCTTCTACTGCACGGGCGACCCGGTCAGTGTCTTTTGCGTATGCCTCTGGGTTAGCAGCTAGCCACGCGTCGGTTTGCGTCCGTATGTTACCATTGCTTTTGTATAGCGCGGTCAAAGCGCCGTCTAGCTCGCCACGGAACAGCTTCTCAAGGCCAACGTGACCAAGAGCTTCATGGAACAGCACCGCCTTAGCGCGCTCTACGGACTCAAGGTTGTCGGCAATCAGATACACTGCGCCATCAGGAGCCACGAAGCCTTCTGCGTTAGTGGCGTTGTCCTGCATGACAGCCCGGCGTATCTTAGCGTCAGCTATGTCGCTAACTGACTGTACCACCTCAACTACGGGTGGGCCTTTCCACACCGATACGATAGCATCTACCGCTGCACGGACCTTGGATACGTCGGTCTTGACTTGGCCCGGCTGCGTTTCACCCCTACGGTACTTTGATACACGGCTTTCAGCTAGGTCAATTTTGGCATCGCGTAGCTCCTTTTGGTCGCCCTCCTGCAACGCATCTTTAATGCGTATCTTGGCACCAAGTTGCTCGTCTTTGCGCATCTCTGACATGGAGCGTAGCCGCGACCGGATCGGGTTCAGCATGCGGTTGTTTACGAGCTTAGTCAGCTTCTCGTTGGCGACGGCCAGTTCTGCTTCAGCGGCTTTAGCCTCAACGCCTGTGGTGTTGCGGAACTTGGACATTGCTGCCCGTGCTTCTTCTTCAGCCTTGGCGATGTTGTCCTGCGGGCGACCGAACTTGTCGTACGCATCGGGACGCTCTAGCTGGCGGATAAGCTCTGTACGCTGGTTGTTGTCTATCTCACCGCGCTCACGTGCAGCATCAATCTCTGCAGTAAGCTCTTGCACCATCGACGTAGCTACAGTGGGCTTTGCGGAGTCCGTATCTGGTATAGCCGCAGCGGGAGCAACGTATGGCATGAGGTCCATAGCCTGCTCTTCGAAGTCCTTCAGGGTGTCTGCAGCTGCAAACAACTCGCCGTCTGGGCCTACTACCCGGTAGGGTTTTGGGCTGGTTTCATCGACCTGCACACTATAGGCTTCGTTAGCAGGATTAGCACGACGAATGGCGTCCTCGATGTTCTTTACGAACTGGGCCTTATATTCCTCGTCCTTCGCTGCGCGCTCTTGCTGCAGCCTATCAAACTCGTCAGCCTGTGCCTGACGCTCGGCTTCACGCTGCTCCGGTGCGAGCGCACCCTGCTCCAGCTTGCGCTGCTGGATTTCCTCAAACTTGTCGAGGCGGTTTTCTTCCTGCGTGGGCAGTGCGCCAAACAGACCTTCTTGACCTGCGGCTTCTACCGTGCTCGCACTTGGTGGGCGTCCCCTACGCGAGTACTTGATTGCGGGTGCACCGGGCACTTCGTTGGCGATGTCGTCTAGGACGGACTCAGCTTCCCTTGTGTCCATGCCTGTGGTTGCAGCAAAGTCACTTACTGTATTGTAGTTACCCGCTGTATCCGGGTTGTTTAGTATAGTCGCCGCTCGTGCGGGAGTAACAATGGTGGGCTGTTTAACACCACGCTGGTACGGAGCCCCAGCAGGTGGAGCCTGAATATCTTCCTCAATATCAAGTGGTTCAACACCCGTAGCCTCGGCCTCGCGCATACGCTGCATGACGGCTTCTTCTTCGGTATCCACTGGAGGTGGCCCAGTGAAGTTAGGTCCTGTACCTTCTTCAGCTGTCGCTTCAGCATCGGCTTGCGCCATCCGCTCGGCACGTGCTTGCTCTAGCTCTGCAGCCTGCTTCTCGATAGCGGCCTTCTGCTTCACCATGGTGTCTACGACTTGCTGGGCTTTCTCCAGCGGGAACCCGCGCTTAGTGAACCGCTCAACTGCACCGGATACAGCTTCTTCAGTCGGCTCTTCGGGCATCGCATCGAGTTCTTGAGCGACTTCTTTCGAGAGCATCTCACGGTTTTCTGCACGCGCCTCACGCGCACCCCCATAGCCACCTAGGAATAGGGACGCGATACCTTCAGACGCAGCCTGACCGGCTACACCCTTCCACGTATCTACACCGAAACCTTCACGCTGCAGCGCTAGGTTCTGGGACAACTGTTCTTGCCCACCTTGTACAGCTTCTGGTGCAGCTTCTATCGCCGCGCTTTTAGCGGCTCCGCCTAACACGCTACGCTTAGCACCGACTTCTACGGCCTCACGCGCTGCTACCCTAGCGGCAACGTTCTTGGCTGCATTCGAGCCTATACTACGTGCGAACTGTGGTGGGAAACCAGTAGCCGAAGCGAGCGCGCCTATTGCACCGCCAAGTGCAATCTGGTCCATGTTCTTGCCGCCGTACTCCTGCGCCTTCTCAGCTGCAGCTTCGGCATCTTGTTTAGACGCACCGCCCTTTACGAACTCGTCGTACACGGCGTCGTACACCGCACCTTTTATGGTACCTACGCCCGACGCTGTGCCAAGCCCAGCCATAGTAGCAAGAGGAACAGCCCCAGTACCGCCAGTAGCAACAGCTGCACCGACAAAGGGCACCGCTGAGCCTGCTACGCTAGCAATGTTTTCCAACGGGGCGTAAGTGAACGCACGAGCAGCAGCCTTAACTTCTTCCCAGACGCCCTTGCCTTCGGCGTCCTTCTGGATTTTACGGGCAATCTCTGCATCTTCACGAGACCCAGCAGATTTCAAAGCAGCGGCAGCTTGAGAGACGTACTCAGCTGCATCAGACACAGCATTGTCAGCACCAAAGACATCTGAGATAGACTTAACGGTACCGCTCAGACCTTCAACAGCACTCAAAGGTATGTCTGCAACAGGCGCAATCAATCCGCCTACTAGCGGGATATTTTCAATAGGGCTTGCCCCCTGTTTTGACTTGCCGCCTTGGTAGTACGTCTTCGCAACATAGGCTATTGCATCGCGCTCGGTAGCTTTTTTAGGAGCATTGACAGTATAGCTCCTGCCATCCGGGCCCTTTACTGTGTATGAAGGCACCTTAGATACTCCTAGTTACGCGTAGCTGAAAAACCTTCATATTGGTCTACGCTTTTCTGGCCGGTAGTGCCACCTGTTTCTTGCTCACCAAAGAGCCCTTCACTGGTACCCTTTATCTCAGCAAGCCGCTTCTCTGCGGCTATGTACGCAAACTGCCTAGCGGCATTCTCTGAATACCCTTTCCTCTTCAGCACGTTATAGAACGTCTCTATAAACCGCTCCTTGGTATTTTCCTTACCTTGGCTATCGGCAATTATTTTAGCGAGTTGGTTATTAACCTCGGCAGTCTGGATAGCGAGCGTCGCCTCTTTGATATCAATCTCTTTGTTGAAGTTCTTCTGCGCGATATCGTTCTTCTTCATTTCCACTGCCATGTTATATAGCGGTAGAGCTTCCTTACGGTCCTTAGCACCAAGCTGAACCATGAGGTCGAGACTGCGGTCTTTAAGCGCTTTGCGCTCCTTCTTGTCTGCCTGCGCACCGGGCAGGGCAGCGGACGCCGCTTCGCCAATAGCCTGAAGCAAGGTAGGAGCCTTAGAGCTTGCCATGTTAAAGCCTATGCTCGCAAGAGTCTCCCACATGGAGTCCTTACGCTGCTTCTCATAGTATTCGGGCGAAGCCATCTCTTCGGCACGGGCCATGCGCGTGGCGTCTATTTCCCGCTCTTTTTCTGAAGGGCCGAACCTACTCATCAACCTGCCGAATATATCTTCCACGCCTTCTATTTGGCCTTGGGCGGTATTTATATCACGCTCAGGTAGTTTAGGGTTAGCTTTACCGCCTAGGATATTGCTGATGTATTTCTTCGTCTCGGCAGGTAGCTTCTCGGGGTCACCACCCTTCTTCAGCCACTTATCGACGTTGCCCGGCCCCCAGTTATACGCAGCTAGTGCAGTAGCTTCATCGCCGTAGCGACGGTACATGGCATCAAGGTACTCACGACCCGCACGGCGGTTCTCCGCTTCGCTGTCGTCGCGCATAGGGGTTACGCCAAAACCGGGGTCTTTCATAGTACCGGGCATAAGCTGCATAACGCCACGCGCACCAGCCTTGCTTACAGCGCTCTGCTTACCACCACTCTCCCAGTATTCGACGTCGTCGTAGAGATTAGATATACCACCGGCAGGGCCACCACCAGAAAACGCAACCATGCCGCCACCTGCGTAGCCGTCACCGAAGCCGCCATTGCTTGGCTCATCGAACATGCCGTCGGGCAGTGGGACATCAGATAGACCACCACCAGAAGCGTAGGGGGGCACCATGCCGCCATCAGCCATCATAGGCATTTCTTCAGCGGGCATCTCCATCTGCGGCGGAGCCATTTCTTGTGGAGGCATACCCATCTGAGGTGCCGCACCCATAGGCGGCATGGCCGCAGCTTGTGGCGTAGCGCCAAGCCCTGCGGGAGCAGGAGCCGCTGGCTGTGGAGCGCCAAGAACCTGCTGTGCTACAGTAGGCTGTTGCCCACCTTCCATAATCTGCGCGGAACGCATGCGGTCAATAAACATACCAGCGAGCACGGCTGCTGTGGGGTCAACGACACCCATCTGCGCAGCCTGCGCAATCATCTGCTTATTACCAGCGTACTCCTTGGCGATATCCTCTGGCGCTTGGATGCTGAATGGTTTGGCCAACGTATATCTCCTTAACTACCTAGCGTCTTATACATGCCTAGGGCACCAAGACCAGCACCCATAATCTGCTGTGCAATGCCCGGTGCCGGGGCGCTTGACGTTTGTGTAGTGCTTGTAGCTTGCGGTACGCCGCTCATTAGGCTCATATACCGCTGTAGCTGTGTATATGGATTATCAGCCTCTCTCTGGAAGTCTGAATAGGCCATATCCAGTTTCTGCTGGTTAAGTGCCTGCTCTTGCGCAGCTGTGGAAGTCTGTAGGCCGAGACGCTGAGCATCCGCCTGCTGCTGTGCCGAACCAATGTTAGAGAGTGTCTGGCCCATCTGGCCAGCTTGTGACAAGCCTGCAAGTCCCTGCTGCGAACCAAACTGGCGAGACTGCTCCGCCATACGCTGCCTATCAAGGTCAGCCTGCTGGTTCGATTGAAGTGCGGCAAGGCCAGTTTGCTGGTTAGCCAACGCAGCGCGCATCGCTTGCTCGGCATTAAGACCCTGCGTTTGAAGCTTAGCCGCCAAGTTCTGGACGTTAGCTTGCGAATTAGCATCGAGGTTAGCTAGTGCGACCTGCAACCCAGTCTGGGTGCCTAACTGTTGTGTCTGCAATGCAGCCGCTTGGTTCTGCTGCGCTGTGGTCATACCCGCTGCGCGGTCACGCTCGAACTGCTGCTGCGCACTTTCATATGCCGACTGCATACCGCGTGACTGGATATCGCCAAGCTGCTGACCTAAGTTACGCTCGCGCTCTAAAGAGGCAAGAAGCTGACGGCTACCGCCATATGTGCCCTGACGTGCAGAGCCAAGGTCTTGAGCAACCTGTCCACGCCGCGCACTTGTAATCGCTTCGCGCATCTGGGGTTCCAGCGCCTGCTGGATAAACGGCGACATATACTGCTGCGCCTGCTGACCCCCAAACTGCTGTGGACCCTGCATCTGGAAGTAATTAAGGTTCGGGTTGTAGCCCGATTGCGCAGCGGTCATCTGAGGTGAGTCGTACTGTTGAGCCTGCACATTGCCCAGCCCGCTAATCTGCTGTGCACCAAACTGACCCGGTGTATACTGCCCTGCCCTTAAAGAGCCAAGGCCCGCAGCGGCAGCAAGCGTGCTGGCATCACCAAACTGGCCCGGCGTCTGCATACCAGCAACTTCGTTCTGTATGTTTTTCTGCTGGTCAGTGAACCCGGCGATACGTGCAATCGGAGTTTGTGCACCGGTAACTGGGTCCGTGGACACATACCGTGGAGTCTGGGTATTAAGTAGACTCGCTGCACCTTGCATCGCCATGTTATAATATGGCTGTTGAGCCGCACCGATATTCGATGTGGTCTGAATAACGTTCTGTGTGGTATTACTAGCCATTACAATTTATCCTAACCCATGGCGTAGCTTGGTATCTTGACCGCGCCCTGCCTTCTTCCGTGCCTTATGAGCTTTGTTCATAAGCGAGTATAGTTTGTCAGCCCCACGCTTGGCATTGCCGTTACCGATACGCTTTACAGCGTCAGCAGGGATAATGGCTTCGTCGCGTGCTACACGAGCAGGCTGGTCACGCCCGATGCGGGCAGGGACACTGTCACTTACTCCGTCACCCATACCCTCGACAGGACGGCCACCGATACGGCGAAGCGCCTCAAGACCAGCATTGCTGCTGCCGTTACCAATTTCAGATACCGTGCGGGCGTCGAGCACAAAGGCTCCGTCAGACAACTCGACTTCACCACCACCAGCATAGCCGGTGTAGCCATACATATCATACTGCTCGGGAGCGATCATAGCTTGATTGGGGGCAACCATGCCCGGATTTGGGTCAACGCCGCCCATGTAGGTAACGGGTTGGAAGCTGTACATCGGCTTGCCTTTGTCGTCCTTAGCTTTCTTAGCGCTAGGGTTCAGCACCGGCTGCATTATCTGCGTACCACGGACTGTGTGAGAACCGGGCTGCACGACCTGACCCATAGTGTTATAGATTTCAGGCATATCTACATCGAAGTACCTCTGCTGCCCGCCATTACCTGCAAGGATATCTTCGGTCGTCCCTGAAAATATTTGTTTCCGTGGCTGCGCATAGTACGGGCCTTGGAACGAGTTATCAATCCGGCCATCTGGCGCTACCGACCCACCACCCGAAGGTGTCATTGCGCCGCTAACACCCTGCATAAGACCCATAGCAGCCAGCCTAGGAGCAGCTTTACCGATGATACCACCCGGAAGACCAGCTTTTGCAGCGTCACCGAAGTTTTGAGCAAGACCAGCAAGACCAGTTTTAGCCGCAGCTTGACCGGCAGCTTGGCCAGCAGTGTTCACAGCAGTAGTGCCTGCAATTTCACGCGCCATGTCAGCAGCGGCGGATGACCCAGCATTAACAGCGGGCGCTGCGTTTTTAAGCCCTTCACCAAAAACATTGCCAGCACCCAAACCACCAGCAAGTGAAGCGCCACCATATGCACTGAGGCCAGCCATCAGACCTTTCTTGAGGCTACCTGTTTTAGCGACGGAGCCAGCAGCGACCATACCAGCCGCAGCGAGTGCGTTCACGCCCGGAATAAGCATAAGGCCAGCGCCAAGAATAGTGGGTAGCAACTTCTTAAGGAAGCCCGCTTCAGGCAGACCTGTTTCTGGGTTAATCGTGAGTGAGCCACCGTTTGCCATGGCTAGACCCTGAAGGCTGTTAACCTCGCCGGGAGTCATGTGGACGAGCATTGAGTCTTCGCCGCGACCCATGCTCTGCAGTTGGTTAGCCATTGGGTTAGCAGTTGCACTCAAGCCCGCTGCCGCAGGAAGACCGCCAGTCGTACCGGGTATTTGTGAGCCGAGCACAGGAGGCCTGCCAACAGGAGGAGCAAAATTACCTGCTGCTGCATATGGTGGCGGAGCCATCTGTACGTCCATCATCTCGTATCCTACCTTGTACCTACGCTTATAGCGGCAATCTGATTAAAACTAAAGCCCTTACACATCATGCAATCTCCGACATAAATTCAACCTGCACGATTGCAGACGGAGTAGCTGGGATAGCGGGTGTCACCCCTACCGAATATGTAACCGCAGGGAAATGTTCTAGAGATACGCCCGTGCTCGTGACATGCCACATAACTTGGATGTAGTCGTTTGCAGCTAGCTCAACCATGATGGGCGTCGTGACAATTAAGTGCGATGGGTTGCCGGTGCTTTTACGTGCTGAAATAGAAAACCGACTATTAGTATCGGGGATATCGGTTCCGTTTTTGCGCAGCCAGATATCAATGTCTTGCACGTCATTGGTCGTATTCTTGAACTGAAGGCTGTAGTTAACGGTGTACACGCCTGCGTCTGGCACGGTGAGACGAGAACCACTACTTAGTGTAACCCCATCCAAGAAGTCTGACGCATCGTAAGTAACAGCATAAGCAGTGTCGATTGCAGCGGCGGTCTGGTCGGACTGGCTTTGAAACTGCCCGTAAGGAAGTGTTATATGGATGCCGCTGCCGTAGAAATAGTCGGCTGTGTAGGTCTGGGCGTAGTTGGGTGTATTGGAGTCAAGCTGCGAGAAGTACGTTTCTATTACGCGGATAACCTGCCGTATATACTGCGCATCATACTCTGAAGGAGCATTCGGTAGCGGTGCCGCTTTGAACCTAGTAAGTGCCATTAGCGACGTCCATCCGGACGAGCATCCAAACGCGGTGCGCCAAGCTGCCAGTTAACACCGAGAGTATCCGACTGGATTTTAAGAGCCATCTGGCGTGCACGAGCACGGACAAATATCTGGTCTGTATACTGGTTTACCGACGTTTCTATAACGCGCTGGGCATCCGCAGGGTCGATAGAGACCGGAGCGCCGGGGAAGTTGCGTGGGCGGACGCTAAGGGTGACTTCTGGCTCAGCAGCCACAGAACCACTAAAGTTAATGTCGGGCAGTATACGCCGCGTCAGCATGAAGTTGTCGCCGTCATCAAGATCAAAGTCCGATGACTGGATGTAGCTCTCCATAGGCAGGGTGTCGTCGTTAACACCAAACTCGTGGATATACAGGGCACCACCGTTTGTGCCGCCCGGAGTGTTTGTAGCCTGCGGATACTCCCGCAACGCTGTGTCTAGCCATGCAGTACGGTCAATCGTGCCGTAGTACCAGATGCGCTCAAGGTGGTTATAGACAACATAGGCGTCGTTATAGTCGCTCTGCGCAGTAGGGTAGAACCACCACACCTCGTTCCAACGTTCGTTAGTACCACACACCACTTGGTCTGCTTGGTTGATGTTGAAGTCGTTGAACACGTGGTTACGCAGTGAGCATGGCAGCGTCTCGACGCGACCCGTATAGGCATAGAACTTATCCTGCCCCATCCAGTAGGTAATGTTAGACGCGGTAGTTACGGCACGGGGCGACATAATGGATATGCTGTCCGCATACTCCTGAAGCCCGAAGACATCCGTAGTGCCAAGGAACTGCAGTGTGAAAAGGTGCGTGTCGGTCCATACAAGAATTTCCTGCCGAGTAGGCAGTGCCCGTACGATACGCGAGCCACGTGAAACCCGAAGGTCACCAGCCGTATTAGTCTGTGTAGGCGTCCAGTCGCCCGGAGTATCTTGGTCAGCCCAGCGGATGAGCAGTGGGTCAAAGTCTGCTGTGCTCGTAGAACCAAACGGCACTGCGCCAAAGGCAATCAAGTGGCGGTCCTGCTGAGAGACCAGCAACTGCATAATCTGCGCTGGGACGGCGTCGGGGTCAAACCCTTCACCATCGGCGTAGTCCGCAAGGCGAATAGCTGGCGTAGACAAAGCAGGGCCGGGGTCTTCAAGCGTGCCGCGCACCCACCAGTAACCTTCACCGTTACGGATATTCATAACAAGGTCGTTGTCGAAGTTATCAAACCACCAGTCGCGCTGCGGCAAGAACACCGGAGTAATGGTACCTGTGCCCCACTCACCGCGACCCCATGTACCGACGTTCCACCCGTAGCCACCAACTGTTATGGGGTTTCCGGGGCTAATCTGGAAAGACAAGTCTATAAGGATACCACCCGCAGCAGAAACGGTTGACGTAGCAGTCGTGCTAACTGTGTAGGTGAAGATAAAGTTGTCTACGCGAGTTATTTCGTATGTGCCGTTAATCTCGGTGATGGGGATACCGCCAATAGCGGAAGGACTACCCGAACCGGTCACGCCTAAGATAACTACATAGTCGCCAGTCTGCGCACCGTGCGCAACGGCTCCAAGGTCTACGGTAATCGTAGTTGAAGTGTCGGTTGTGTTTATGCAGTTGTCGGTATCCGGCGTAGAAAGCACTGGGTCGGTATCACGTAACGGTGTGATGTCGTAGAAGTTACCAGCAATCTCGATGTAGACTTTGACGTTAGTGCCCATAGCGAGCATGTCGTCGGAGTAAGTCGTGATCCAGTTTAGCATCTGTCGGCAGTAGCCGATGAAGTCGTTAGGAGCCGAACGCAGCCAGCCACCCATCTTCTCAGGATAGCCCGAGCGAAACCGTATCTTGTCGCACTCGTACCAGCCGCCCTCGTTGGAGTAGTCGGTCTGGTCGCGGTTCACACCGGGCTTAAACTGGAGCTTGATGAATGGCATTAGCTTTTCATACTCAGTACAAGGATTAACTGCTGCACACTGGCGTCTGTAGCCGCTGTGTCGCAAGTACCGTCAGGGTTAAACGTAGCAGGCACTTCGAAATAGACGCCGCCCTCAAGCGTGCCCTTGGCGTACCATTCAGCTTCGTTTGCTGGGTAGAAGAGTGTCAAGACCATGCAGCTAACTCCACGTTATCGGAACGGTGCCGCTCGTGCCTAGAGGGTTGGTGGTAACAAAGCTCCACTGCCAATCACCAGTGCTATAGCTGGCGCTAACACGTGTGAATGTTGTCCCATTCGCTACCAAGCTAGTCCAGCCTTCATTGGGTATATTCTCGTCTGTACCCAGTATGAATGCCTGTACGGTATTTGAATAAACACCGCTGTAGTAGACATCAAAACTAGTGTAATACAGCTCAGTTATATCAACCGTACCGCCAAAAACGGTGTTGGACATAGCACCCATACCCGTCGTGGGATAATACCCTGCACGGTATCCAACATACCTTGTTCCGCCACTATCTATGTCAAAGGTCTGGTACCCAACGGTCATTGTCGCGGAACCCGCGTACCCTACACCCCCGCCAGTTAGTGAGCACATAATACCAGTCATTAGCTGACACCTGTGCCGCTGATTACCCATGTAGTAGAGGCAACTTTGACGCATGTTGCGAGGCCACGTTGTGCCAGTGTACGGGTGCCTGTGTTCGCAGTGCCAGCAAGATACATAGTATCTGAAGTGATGGACACCGTTTGGCTGCTGCCGCTGTTGTTGAAGAGGACGACCGCTGCCCCGATAGGGAACGCGACAGAGGCGTTGGCAGGGATGACCCAGCCGCCGGTCGTATTGGAGACCTGCTTACCAATATCCGAAAGCACCAGTGTGTAAGCGCCGGTCTGGGCGTTCTGGGGCAGGCCACGGAAGCCGGGAGCCGCAGCACCTATGGTGCCTGCATCTAACACTGTAGTAGCCGTCAAGTTTGTGCTCGTGGCGTTCGTAGACGTCAGGTTTGTAGTCGTTAGGTTCGTAGCCGTCAGGTTTGTAGCGACTAGAGTTCCGACTACCGCGTTAACCGAAGCAAAATCCAAAGCGCCTATGAATGGTGCATACGAGATAGCGCTAATGACGTTAACACCGTCGTTGTATACCCACATAGTCGCACCGGCAGGTACAGTGACGCCAGTTCCAGCAGGAGTTTTAATCACAACGCTGTCGGCGCAATCGTTCTGGACGATGTACGGCTTCTCAATAGCGGGCACCACGAGGTTGCGAGTTGAACCTCCAGTAGTGCCTGTGCAGCGTAAGCGCATGTTACGCGCCGTCTGAGATGCGTTGGTGTTGCTAAGAGTTAGTGTGACGTTGGCACTGGCGAAAGTAACATCGGCAGAGCCGACAATAGCCTCTTCGATAGCGGTGCCTAAGTTAGTGTTGGTGACGTCACCCCATGAGGTGTTGTTCTCACCAGTTGCCATTAGCTGAATTTTAAGGCTGCTATATGTACTTGGCATCTTCGTTCCTTACGTCGGTATCTGAGTCCAGACTACTGTATTCCCATCATTAACTTGCACCCATGCTCCCGTCTGGCTATCATCGACGGGTACCCAATTAGGTGTTTGGTTATCATTAATCTGACCCCAGACAAGTGCGCTAGTTATAATCCCGGCAGCCGAAACTCCTGTTGGATATATCGTAACTCCAAGCTTTAAACTAGTAGTGCCAATAAATCCAGTGGCGAATACACCTGCGGGTGTTGCGCTTTGGTCGATCTTAACAGTAGTAGTGCCGATAGAGCCAGTGGCTGAAACGCCTGTTACGGATACAGTAACTTTACCGGCTACTGTAGCTACATCTACGAAACCGGTGGCCGAAACGCCTATGGGGATGGTGTTAGCTGTACCAGTTACGGCGACTGTATCTACGGAGCCGGTGGCCGAAACACCTGTAAGGGTAACTCCCATACCAAGGGAGAATGTAACAGTACCGACAGACCCCGTAGCTAAGACGCCAGCTACGTTAACATCACTGTTAAGCGCAGCCCCGACATCAGCAAATGGAGCGCCTGCGAAGGGGGTAAAACCAAACATATGTAAGCCCCCTCCTTCCGGCTAGGTTAGCGTTGTTAGGGTTTAGCCCCCGAGATATTTCCAGATTAGTACTAGGGCTACAGCGATACCTACAACGGCAACTGCTACCCGCACCTTTACTCCTACGCGTGAAGGAATGTCGTCAACCATCGGCAAGATTTTGCCTGCGGCTTCGTCACCCTTGCGCTTTAGTGTGCTTTTCCAATCCATTATCGTTCTCCTTACAACCAAGAAGCATATTTCTTGGTTTTCAGTTTGCGGTCTTCGAGACCGTGTGTACCACCATTAATCCGCTTTGTCAGCGCAAGGATAGCAGCATCGTTGATGCCTTGGTCGCAGATGGACCACAGCTTGTTTGCGTCAAAGAACCACAAGGCGCTTTCAAAGCCCAGTTCGGTAGCCACAAGGTCTGGGTTATCCAAAATTTCCTGTTCACGCCCAATATACTTACCGAACGCACGGTAGTTGTCCTTGCCAGTGAGTTGGAGCGGGCCGCGCCCGCGAAATTTCCACCCGTCGCCACTGCTCTCAGGGCCATTACCCATGCGGTTGGCGTACACGCGGTTAGCAATCTTCTGTGGCTGGCGCTCGTAAGCACGGGCCAGTGCATCCGTCGGGAAGTATTTACCGAATATGCCGCGCAGACCCTTGGCGCTGTAGTTCAGGTTTTCGCTGAACGCCTTGAAGTTGCCCGACTCATGCGCCGTTTGAGCAAAGAAATGCGCAGCCCGATTAGGTGATAATTTATAAAGAGCCGCAGCCGACTTACAAGTACCCGGACCGAACGCACCATCTGCATGACACCCACATTTACCTTGAAGATTAATTAAGCTCATTTGCCAGCACTCCGCCAATCTGGAAAGTCATTTTCGTCAACCACGCCGTCGCCGTTGATGTCGTAGCGCATGTCGTTGCGATACTTTTCCCAAGGCTCCATGTCATCGTCATCATCGTCTTCTTCAGCCGCTTCAACTAACTCTGCTTCTGGTGTCAGGTCGAGTGGTGCAGGCGGCAGCGGAGCAGGTTCTGGCTCAGGCTCAGGGTCGTTGCGGTCTTCTGGCGCTGGTGGAACCAACTCGCCCTTCATGCCCATGAGCGTGGCATACGACCCCGCGACCGCGCCGACAACCGAAGTCATGACGTATGACAGCAAACCGAAGACATCCTTGTTATCTATAACTTCGTTGCTAACGAACAGGCCTGCAATCATGGCACAGGTAATGGCGACAATGACGAACGCCATTGTACGGGCAGCGAGCCAAAGCGCCTTGATGCGCGCATCTAGTAATTTATCTTCCATCTTTAGTCCTTCCCGGCCAGCGGGTTCGCCAGCGTCTTTTGAATACGTGCAGCGGTCTCAGTCTCAAGTTCTTTGATCCGACGCTGTTGTTCCCTGTCCTGCTCGCGCAGTTGGTCTATAATAGCGCGCTGCATTGACATGTTCTGCGCGTCACTGTTTCTAACGCTGCTCGACACAGCGTCAACTGTTTGCCGTGTTGCGCCTACGCTACTAGAGATTGAACCAGTCAGGTAGTTCAGCGCTTCGCTGTTGCCCTTGGTCAGACGCTCGACGCTCGTGACGCGCTCGTCCAGTACAGAAATGCGGCCTTCAATACCAGATAGGTCTGGCGGCACATACGCAGCCGTAACTTCCTGCATGGTCAAGAACTGCTGGTACACTTGGAAGCCAGCCCAGAGACCACCAAGGACCGTTGAGAACGCGGCAAAGATAATGGCAATCTTGCCACTGCTTAGGCCACCAATGTTGAAACTAAAGCCACTCTCGTCGAAAGAGACCTTGGGTTCTTCATCTGTACTGCTCATCTACCATCTCCTGCCAACGGGCATCGTTTGTCTGCATCATGCGATACATTTCAAAGTTTGCGTCCTGCAGCCTACGTCTGCGGTATATATCACGTATTGCGTAAAAGTCAGCCCTATCTTGCAAGGACGCCTGCGTGTACGCAGCGAAGCCCGGAACGGCACCCATAGCTGCGATTGTTTCGCCCTCACCCTCAGATATTCCACTATCGGTCTGAGGCGCGTTTCCGCCAGATGATGCAGGTGCGGGCGACCCAAGGCCCAGAACTTCAGCCGTGTTAGCCATAGACATAGGGCTGCTTGCCGAGATTGCCATATCCAATGGTGACGCGCTCTGCGCAGAAGAAACGCTTGGTCCCTGCACGAACGAGCCACCGAACGAGTTATCGAACCGCATCTGTGTTGTGAACGTACCTGACGACGAGCCGTCTTGTGTCTCTTGTGCAGCGGCGTCTTGAGACTGCGCGCTGTCTTCCATGCTAGGCGTGCTTGCGGCCAACGCAGCGACTTGGTCGGGTTCCAGACGCTCAACCGTGTCGGCCTCCCGCACAGTCGTTTCCACCGTAGCTTCAGGTTCTTCTGTTACTTCAGTAGCCACTTCTGCTTCTTCCGCCCGCTCCAGCGCAGCTGCAGCTGCTTCGCGGACTTCCTCCATCTCTTCTGGCTCAAGCGTCACGCTTTGCTCAACGGCTTCGGCAATCGCTTCTACGGGGTCTGGGATGGCATCGACACTGGCCGGTGGGCAGCTTGGGTCCATAGGCGTCACGTCACAGTCAACAGTCGCGGCGGGCGCAACCCACGACAATATGCCGGACTGGTTCTGAAGGTACTGTGCGTTCTGCCCGAAAAATAAGGGTATGTTATCGTCTGCGCGGGGGCCTGTGATACCGGCGGTGAAGGTGTGACCCCCAGTAAAGCCCAAATTGCCGTAATTCAGTTGTATCTTACCGTCGGCAAAGAGGCCAATCTCAAAGGTGCTGCTGTTGTTCGTGCCGTACTCGTTCACGCCGTACCAACCAAAGAGAATAGAGCCGTCGTCGCGGCGATAATATGGGTTGCCGGTGAAGCTGATTAAGTCGGACCAGTAGGCGTAGATGGTGTTGCGCTGCGCCATTTCGATGGGCTGGCCGTTGCAGCAGAGATGCGCGCCGCTTTGAAATGACACAAAGCCATTGGACGACACCCACGCGTCGGTGAACGTCTGACCCCAATATTCAAACTCAAAGCCTAGAGCCACGTTTTGCGTGTTATCGTCGCCAAGGTTAAGCGGCGTCATTGTGGTGGGCGTGCCGTTTATTTGCGGAGTTATTAGGGCAGGTTCGTAGGTCTGCGCACACACAGGTGCTGCGCAAGCAAGCAGGATAGCCTGCAAGACGTATGGCTTAATCCTTAACAGGGCGAAGCTCGGCGTTCTCGGTCCACGCGGCGCGGGCTTCCTCGCCAATCAAACCCATGAACGGGCACGGTGTACCGGCCATTTCCATAGCCTTGAAGACGCGGGTGTCTTGGCACAGGAGGCTTACAGCAGCAACGCGCATACCCATGTCGTACAGGGTCTTCGACAGCTTCATCCGCTCACAGTTCTGGTCGCGCACAGTGCGGCCCGCCGATAGACCAATGATTTGCGTCTGCACTGCACCAGACTGGCCAGTGGTGCACAGGTCTTGGCTATACGACATCATGGATGGCGCAATGGCGCTGGGTGGCGGCGACTTGATATTCTGGTCAATAACCTGCCGCGACACGTTCTCGCTGTAGCTGGTGGACTTACTATCATTCACGTTGACGTTATTGTTCTGATTGACGTTGTTGCTGGTCTGGTTGACCGTGCTTGTGTCGATATTCCGGTTCGTGTTGTCGGACGTGCTGTTCACGCTTTGGTTAATCGTGCTGTTGCTCGTGTCCGTGTTGATGTTCCGGTTCGTGTTGTCGGACGTGCTGGCAGACGTATTCTGGTTGATGGATGTGACGGTCCCAGAGTTGATGTTCTGGTTGACGTTCGTATTGGTACTTGTGCTGGTGTTCACGTTCGTATTGGTAGACGTGCTGGCCGACGTGTTGTTGTTGGTGTTGGTGTTATTCGACGTGCTGTTGGTCGTCGTGTCATAGACGTACGACGTAGGTGCCGCCTGCGCGAGCACCATAGAAGCCGCACCAGCGGTGGCCACAATACCTACCAGAGCACGTCGAAACATTACGCCTCCTCAGTCAATATGACTTCTACCCAAGCTAATGTGGCTTCGTCCCAACGATACAGCTTACCGTCATCCGGTTGTGCGACGGGCGCATCCCACAGACATGTATCTTCGTTAAGTGTCCATGAGGCGAATGGCTGCGGCGCGATAAACGCATCGCGCTCTGCGTCATAGGTGAAGCCGATGCCAGCATAGTTTTTACGCAGTGGACGGCCTTCAGGGTGCTGACCGCCATATGTGTTGTATGAGGTCTGCACCCAGAGCGCAGGGTCACCAAACGCGCCTGTATCAATAACATCCTGTTCGATGACCAGAACCTCGGTGACGACGCCGTCAATAACTTTTGCAAAATGTGCCATGTGTTATCCTTAGAATGTAATCGTGCCGGATGAGTTGAATACATAAACCGTGTTGCTTCCGACAGTGGTTATGGTCGGTGAACCTGTGGTTGAGGTTGCTGCGACAGGGCATGACAAGATCACGACACCAGAGCCACCTTGTTGGGCGGGGGAGTTACACCCGCCGCCACCACCGCCTGTATTTGCGACACCTGCATTGGTTGTTCCGTCGGCTAGGTTTCCACCATAACCCGCTCCGCCCCCACCAGCACCTCCAAGTGATGTGGCGGTGCTGTAGTAGCCGCCACCGCCACCGCCACCGCCGCCACGAGTACCCGCCGTTCCTGTAATTGAAGAAGAAAGTCCATCGCCGCCCTTGCCGCCAGCATAAAAATCCCCGTTAACACCTGCGGCACTAGCGCCGCCTCCGCCACCGCCGCCGTAGCCTGAATAAGCAGTACCGCCCGCAAATCCTTGCCCAGCAGTCCCCGCTCCACCGACAGAGCTTCCGCGGCCACCGCCACCAGAGCCACCTACTGCGCCAATGATAGTGTTGTAAATATTCCCACCGTATCCGCCGCCTACCGCTGCGGTACCAATGCTGCTTATAGATGAGTTAGTGCCGTTAGTGCTTACGGTAGAGCCACCTGTCCCACCAGCACCAACAGTTATTGTTAGAGTCCCTGATTGGGAGGCTGTGCCAGTTACGTATCCGCCAGCCCCGCCACCGCCGCCATTACTAGAACCACCCGAACCACCGCCAGCAACCATGAGGTATGTAAATGTAGGGGCAACGAAAGTACCAAACGTAGCATTCCAAGAGTTTGTGCCTGTTTTTAAAATCTGCACGGAATTAGCGGGTGGTACTAGTGGGCTGCTGAACGCACTTGCGTTTCCGTTATTAAAAACAGAAACTCCCGCAACACTAAGCAAGATACTGTTAGTGCCCATATTCACAATCGTAATCAACGTCCCAAGCGGAAACGCAACCGACGCATTGGTTGGTATCGTGATTGTCTGCGCGCCTGTGTTGGCTGAATAAATCTGCTTGCCTGCGTCACCCAGAACCAGCGTGTAGTTGCCGCTCTGGATGTTCTGCGGGTACGCAGTTGCTGCCGCACCAGATGTCCAACCTGTGCCATCGCTAATAAGGACGTTGCCTGAAGCGCCGGGTGAAATTAACCCTGTACCACCGCTGCTTGCAGGTAGTGTGCCTGAAGCAGTCGATAGACTTACCGGAGGAAGGATGCTTGAAAGAGTGGTCATGCCGTGTAGCTTCCCGATGAGTTGAATTTCAAGATTGTATTTGCGCCGGATGTTGTCACGACTGGCGAACCTGTCGTTACGCCGCTGTAGCTGGCAGTTGGAACGGAAAGTATTACCACTCCTGAACCGCCCGGACGGTTGGGTCCGCCTAAAAATGCACCGCCTCCGCCGCCGCCAGTATTAGCTGTACCCGCAGTAGCTGAAGCAAATGCTCCTCCGCCGTTACCGCCGCCCCCGCTGCCACCACTACCACCGGAGCCAGATTGGTAGCCGTCGCTTTCGTAAACATACCCAGTTCCGCCGCCACCACCGGCATAGCCTACGGAAGTTCCGGTTATAGAGGACGATGCCCCGCTACCGCCATTTCCTCCGTACCTATCATAAGCCGCAGTACCTGAGCCACCCGCACCGCCTCCGCCGCCACCAGAGTCCCAACCACCATATGAACCGTCTGGGTTATCAAAAGAGTAAGTAACACCAGCACCCCCACCGTAACCTTGTCCAGAAACACCTCCAGCACCACTCCCCGGATACCCGCCGCCACCGGACCCGCCAGTGGTGTTAAGGGTACCTCCACCAGTAGCAGTAACAGAGCTAAACACGCTATTTACGCCGTTTGTACTAACAGTGGCAGAGGCCCCGACACCTCCGGCCCCAATCGTAACAGTATATGTAGTGCTAGGTGTTAAAGTTTGGCTACCAGTGAGGAACCCACCAGCGCCACCCCCTGCGAAATTAGCACCACCACCACCTGCTACTACAAGGTAACTGGCAGAGTACGGCGCCTTAGCGCCGCCCATCCCAACCAGAACGCACATAATCCCAGTCATCAGGTGACCCCCGCACCTGAGATAGCCCAAGCCGTAGAGGTAACTTTTACGCAAGTCGCAAGGCCGTATTGAGCCAATGTGCGTGATCCAGTGGTGGCAGTGCCAGCCAATCGTAGTGTGTCTGTCGTGATACTGATTGTCTGGTTGCTGCCGCTGTTATTGAAGATAGATACCGCAGCGCCAATCGGAAACGCCACACTGCCGTTTGCGGGAATAATCACGCCACCGGTTGTGGTGTTAATCAGCTTACCCTGATCTGCCAGTGCCAGTGTGTATGACGCCGTCTGGCTGTTCTGTGGCAACCCACGATAACCGATGGTATCCGTGGCAATGGTGCCAGTCGCAGTAATCGTTACGTCTTGGTCAAGTGCAGTTATGTCCGTGTTTGCGCCTGACGCGGCAGCGCCAAGGTTTGTGCGGGCACCGGCTGCTGTGGATGCGCCTGTACCGCCCCCTGCCACTGAGACAACACCTGCACCTGCACCGCCGACCTGCGCGAACACGTTCCAAGTCGTACCGCTATAGACAAGCTGGACACTGACGCCAGAGATATTGCAGACAAGGTCTTCAGACAAACCTTCAATAGTGGAGCCGTTGCGACCAACCGTGAGGTTGTTTGTGGCCCAAGAGTTTGAGGTATCAACGACAACAACTTGCGCGCCAACAGCCGGTGTGGCTGGAAGCGTAACCGTGAAGGCTCCGCCGCTAGTGCTGGTCTGTACGCCCTCGCTGGCGGCGGCGGTGTAGTTAGATGTCTTGACCGCAGTGTACGTTATACTGGTGGGTGCTGAAGACACCCAAATGGTGCCGTTGCTGGTTAGGACGTTGCCTGAGGTGCCGGGTGAAGTTACGCCTGTGCCGCCGTTAGCGACGCCAAGTGTACCGGTAATCTGTGAAGAAAGGTCAACATTCGAAAGTGTGCCACCCAGCGTCAAATTGCCAGACGAGGTCACACTACCTGTTAGTGTGATACCATTAACCGTGCCAGTGCCGCCAACAGTGGTTACAGTGCCCGCATTAGACGTATAGCCCGAAGGGTTACTCGCAGGGTATGCACCAAGGTTAGACAGCGCCGTAGCCGCGTCAGTGGCTCCTGTGCCACCAAGAGCAACAGTTACAGGGGCAGTTAGGCTAAACGTAGTGCCAGTCAGTGTAAGACCGGTGCCCGCCGAATAAATCTGTGCCGACGATATCTGGGCAAAGGTGATATCTGTTGTACCGAAGACAATCGTACCCAGCGTGTTGCAGGTGTAGGTCTCACCTGCGCCGGTCGTGCCCTGTTGGACGAAGACAGTTGAGCCTTGGCTCAGCCCGTCTGGGCTAGCGTTGACATAAGTGTCTGCATCGCTGGAACGCGTCAATACCCAGTTGGTCGAACCAGAACCTACGCTTGTTACGACGTAGATGCCGTTCTGGGTCTCATCGGTCTGCGTATAAATCAAGACGCGGTCAGCGACGCTGAGCGTCACGCCGTCAATAGCTAGCGCAACTTGAGTGCCAGCATTAGTCAGCGTTGCACCGACCCCAGCAGTCCCGTTGTTATATGTCGCGTTCAGGTTGACGGGGCTTTCGACCCGCACCGGTTGGTGGAAGTGGATACCAGCAGACGTCTGAGTGTCTACGTACTGTTTGTTGGCGATGTCGCTGCTGCTCGACGGAGTCGTGCTAATTGTACCCGTGGTCAGTGCGATAGACGTAATGTCGGTGTTGGCACCTGAAGCCGCTGCGCTGAGATTAGTCCGTGCCGTAGCCGCCACAGTCGCGCCTGTACCGCCATTGGCAATGGGGAGAGTGCCGTAGCCCTCAGTTATAGCTCTCTCAGTCGGATAAGTGACGAATACGTTGGATAGGCCAGTAAGCGAGATTTTAGCCCCGCCGTCGCTAGACGACAGCACGGTATCACGGGAGAGCGTAGTCCCCGACGATGTATAGGTGCCTATCCCGACTTCCCAAGCAAAGTCGCTAGTGATTGTATAGTATGTGGTATTACCGCTGCCGATAGTCGAAAACGATTGGTAGCCAGCAACAGCCCCAGCAAGTGTTACCGTGCCGGTTCCTGTGGTAGCAGTCGTCTCCTGTACGCGATCCGCAAGGGTAAGTGCCATTATGCAATCCTGATGATAGCGGTGGTGTTAGTGGCCGTTGGGAAGATGATGGTGAAATCACCGTCCGTTGAAGTCTTGTCCGAACCAAAGTCCAATACAGCAACAGAAGCGTTGGTCAGCGTGGTGTTCGCGTTCGAGTTAGCTGAAGGCGTTGTGTTATAGATCAACGCGCCGCGAGCCGTAATGGAGGCGTTAGCGAAGGTCAGGTCGGCAAAGTCTGTGAAACCCGTACCCGAAGACGCGTTATTGTTCGAGGTAACAACGCCAAGGTTAGTCAACGTACCACCGCCAGCGGTGTAGTTTGTGCCGGTTACTTCGTTAGACGTAGTGTATGTGGCGGTATTGGCGTCAATCGCAGCCGACGAGGTGTACATCGCCAACTTAAAAGTATCGCCGCCTACGCGGAAGTCGTGCACAGCCAACATAAGCTCGGCCTTAAACGACGTGGTCATTGCTTGAGTAATTGCCATTTCGTGGCCTCCTTATGTATCGAGTATCGAGGTAAGCTCTGGATACCCCGCCTGTTTAAATTTGTTCACCAGAGTTACGTTATGCGACCGCACAGCTTCGTGCATGTAGTGCACTAGCACCCCACGGATGCTGTCTTTGAAGGCTTCAGCTTGGTCACGGATAGCAGGATGTGCGTTGCTGCCCACATAGATAATTTTATCCAGCGCACGCTCGGCAACTTCTTCCGGCGTGAAGCCACGTCCTTGGGTAGCCATAACCATGACGTTGCCAATAGTGCCTGAAACGGGGTCGAACATCTATGCCTCCTATGCGACCGGATACCGCGCCTGTGGCGTCCGGTACATGTCTTGACGGTTTTTGCCTTCGCCAAGTTGTTTGAGCATCGCCAGCGCCTCGTTGTACCGCTTCTGGTACTCGGCGTTGATGTCCTGCTCGCCCTTCATAAAGATATACGCCTCAATCAGCGCGCCATAAAGCAAAACACTGTCGAAGTTATCACCCAACCAGCTTGTACCAGCGGTTACGATGGACTCTGGGTAGTAGAAGTAGTGCAGTTCGACTGCATAGTTATCGTCTGGTGTCGGCCCCAAGATGTACGAGTTCTCGTCAAAGTAGGCGTAGTGCGTGGGTATACCTTCGTCATCTGGGTTAGGAAACGACTGCCGGATAAAGCTGACGTCCTTATTGAGCATATACTCATAACGCCCAGTAGCGTCGATAACCGCCATGGAAAAGTTAGCCAGCCAGTCTGAAGGCACTGCGAGGTATTTATTACCTGACGTCATGTTACCCGTCACGTTCTTACGCAGGTCAAGCAGCTGCACCATGTTAAAGATGCGCTGCTCAGCCTGTTCGATAAACGTGTTGATCTGCTCGGTAGATGTCAAAGTCACCGGAGTGGTGCCGTCAGAGCCGGTCCACGAAGTGTTGGGAAAGTCGTTTTCGACGTACCCTTTGATTGTCTCGAACAGTTGTGCGTAGTTCATTAGGCCAGTTTCTTGCTGCTATGCGTACCTTTAGTAGCCGCGCCAGTGCCGCGAGTTTTCACAGTCTGAGTGTTAGCTACGTTGTTTGGATAGCCCGAGTTGTTCTTCACAATCGGCACCGTCTTGGGTTTGTAGTCCATATTATTTGCTCCGCGAAGATTTCTTCTGGTTGGCGATTTTGGCGAGATTGCGACCCAGCGCCTTCATTTGCGCGTTGGTCTTGCCGCCCTTGGCCAGCTTAGTCATAGGCTTGCCCTTATGCATTGCGCGCTCGTGCTTATGCACGGCCTTCGCTGCGGTAGCCTTATCCTGCTTCAAATCTTTCTTATCCATCACTAATTCTCCGTCTCAATCGTTACGGTCCCTACTTGACCACTACCTAATAGCGTATTTGGAAGCCCAAATAAACCCAAAGGATTATTTAGTCCTACTGGAGCCCACCCCCACTGAATTATGCGACTACCGTCACTTGGGTTGTTGTTCGGGTTGAGGCCCGCTTGGTAGTAGCTGTTATCAGGACGTGGGTTGCGTAGAGCCTGCGGGTCATCCACGGGGTACATACCGAGCTGCAACTGCGGCTGGTCCGGTTCCCAGCAAGTGGGGCACACAAGGATGTTGACGTTCTTGGTCTTGATGACGAGCCGCTTTAGCTCTTTCAGCTTATACCGAAAGTTACAGCGGTCGCACTGGGCGATTGCCCATTTGCCAGAAGCAAACCGATTAGGCACAAATCACCGGAAATACTGGCGAGGCGCGAGGCGCAATGGCGCTTTCTCACGGTCCTCGTCAGCAGCCTGCTGCCAGAGTTCTTCGTACTGCATCTTTAGGCCCGCAGAGCGCTCGAGCGCGCCGGGCAGCTTCAAGGATAAGTGATACGCGAGACCAGCCACCATACAAGGGAGGAACCTAAACGGTATATCCTGCGTAGTAACACCATCACCAGCATCCTGTAAGCGGCGCAAGCGCCAGTAGACAAAAGTGTAAAAGTTGCTCTGGTCGGGGGCGGGCCATACGTTGATTGATGGATGATCGACACCTGTGGTCGAGTTAGTACCTGCAGGCTGCCCACCCACCGGGTAGGTCGCGCCTGACTGGCGGTTAATCCACACTTGGATAGGCCGACCCTGCGCATTCTTATTCGGGATGGTCGAGTATGTATCGACGCTGATACGGCTAATCGTAATGTCCGTCTGCTGCTCCCCGGTTTGGGTGCGCACAACGTGCTCAAGCAGGTCTATTGTATCTACAGGTAGCTCATAGACAATCTGCCCCTGCACCATAGGGATTGAGCCCTGCTCAATGGTCCACAGGTTAATACCACGGTTGGCCCACTCAATAGTAAGCAGGTTGAGGCTACGACGCGCAGTGCGCAGGTCGTAACCCGTGCGAAGCTCTGCCCCGCAACGCTCAAAAGCCTCTTCGACTAGGTCGTTGAGGTTAAGATTAAATGTGCTGGTGCCCGAGGTAGTCATCTGTATTTCGCTGCCTTCTTCGCTATGGCCTTCGGCTGCTTAACAAACTGCTTACCTGCCTTAATACCTGCGCGTTTCGCCTTGCTTGTAGCAGAGTATTCCTGCGAACTCAAAGCCTCACGTGCTTTCTTAGGTAAGTAGCGCTCACCTGTGGCTTTTGACCCCTGCGTAGACGGCTTGCCTGACTTAGTGCCCCAGTCCTCTTTGGTCCATTTGGACAGAGACTTCTGGGCTTCCGTCTTCGGGCCGCTGTAGCTGCCGCCAGACTTCTTGTACCGCTGGGTCGCAAGTTGGGCTTTACGGGCGGACCATTGACCTGCGTTTCCACCCTTCGTGCCAGCCTTTACGCTGGCAACGATGCGCTTCCATTTAGGTTCGTCCGACCGGGCCATTACTTCTTCTTAAAACCTTTCAGCAACTGCGCGAACCGTGCACGTTGGCCTAACTTACCGGGAGCCTTAGCGGCCTTGGCAAGTTTACCGGCTGGGATTGGCTTGCCCTTCTTGGCACCAAGAGCCGAGCGCAGTGCACCCGGCTTCTTAATGGCCTTCGAAATGTCGAGCTTCGCCTCGCCGCCTTTAGCGTACACGGTTACGTTGTCGGGGTTATCCTTACGACGAATAGTTTTCGCCCCCGGCATTTTAGAAGGGTTTATAGCCCCCATACCCCGACAAGCGCGCATTAGCAGGAGCCGCCTTTTTTCATCTTGACCATCGAAGTCTTGGTCTTGCCCTTGATAGCGATACCGTCGATGGAGCCACCCTTGGCGTATTTCTTCATGGAGCCACCGCTACACTTCTTGACCATTGCACGACCCTTAGTGTCAGCCGACTTCTTGACCATTGCAGCGCCAAACTTAGTTGCCTTGCCGCCCTTAGCCATACCCGGCTTAGCGTTGCGCTTCGCCAGTTCCTTAAGAAACTCTTTACGGCCCGGGGTCAACGGCACAGTGTCCGCACCACCTGTGATTGGTTCTTTTGTTGGTTTTTTCTTAAGTGGCATCAGTTGCTTGCCACCCATAGGCATTGGTTTTTTGCTCATAGTAGTTTCCTTTTTAACTGTGCCACCTTTGGCGAGTTTAACACCTGCAGCCCCGTATGCAGACTGTACGTTACGGGAAGCAAAGCGTTTTGCGTTTGCAGCTGCCTTGTCAGCTTTTGCCTTGTCAGCTTTTGCTTTAGCGTCTTTCTCCGCTTTTTCCCGAGCGGTCTTAGACGCCAACAAGAGAGCAGTGGTAGTGGATGTCGCAGGCTTAGGCGCAGTTGCCGCAGGCTTAGCCACAGTCGCAGTAGTTGCCGCAGGTTTAGGCGTAGTCGTCGCAGGTTTAGGCGTAGTCGCCGCAGGTTTAGCCGCAGACCCTTGTACGGGTTTCTGTGCAGGTTTACGGCCTTCACCAGCAATGTTCGTGGTGAAGCTCTTACCGTTAAAGGTGAAGGTCTTACCTGCACCCAGACGCGCACGGGCTTCTTTGAATGCTGCACCGAAGCTCTGTGGTTTAGCCTTCGCTGTTTCGGCTGTAGGTGCGGCTGTAGTTGTTTTAGCAGGTTCAGCTGCGGCTGCGGGTTTGTCTGCGCCGAACTTACGGGTCCTGCTTAAACGCTGTTCTGCGTCATACTCTGCTTTGCGTGTAGCAGTGCGGTCAGCGCCTGTACGCTTAGCTAGGTCGTCCTTGGCATCAGCGATACGCTGTGCGGCTTTCGCTTCAGCCACATCTGCGTTTTTACCTTTGGCAAGAGCAATTTTGCGGTCTTTTTCGATATCCGCCATGCGCCGGTCATAACGACCTTGTGCGCCACCGGCAGAGAACTTTTTCATCTTGCGTGCCATAACTATACCTTCCTCATATCATCGACCTTGGCCTCGAGACGCTCGAACGCCCTATCAAACCGGTCACCAAGCCTATCGACCATCACGTTAACTTCAGCGCGAGTGACATGTTCACGCGCCACTTCTTCGCGGGTTTTGTTGAGCAGGATACCAAGACGGTCCAACTCGTCAATCTTCCCCCTAAGGAAGAAGCCCATAACCGCCACCACGACGCTCAATGCGATGTTCCAGAGCATCATTTCCATATCAACATTTCCAAGCCCTGAGGCTTTTATTGATGCGGCTATTAGGGTCATTCGCGGTCTTCTTGCTGGTCAGCTTCTTCTTCATGCCCGACATCCGAGCGCAGAATGACTTCTTGCGCGGACCACCTTCAGGCTGTGGTGCCTTGAGGCCGGGCTTACCGGGGTTGGCTTTATTGTAAGACGCACGACCCTTGGCGTTCAGCCCGCCAGACTTCGCTTTGCCTTCTTTGCGTGTCCAAGCGGGCGTCTTGGCCATTAGACGAACTTGCCTTTGGTCTTGCCCTGAGTGGCGCAGCCGTCAGCACGGCGAGAGGCGGAACCGCCCTTAGCCATCTTCTTGACCTTACCGCCCTTTTTGAAGTCCTTGGTGTTTTCGCCCCGGTCTGTGACTCCGTAGCGACCGCCCATAGCAGGGGCACCCATGTTGGCACCGCCAGCTTGTGCCGCCTGAAACTTGTTCATCGCCCTCGCATCAAGTTTGGCTTGTAGTTTAGGTGGTAGTTTTAAACCTAGTGGCATTATGCTGCGTCCTTCTGTGCGGGGACAACCATCGGGTAGAGGATATCATCGCCGTAGTTGCCGATATATTCCTGTACGCCCATGTGGCCCAGTGTGATTGTGGGGTCTACCCACACTTCAAAACCAAGTTCCCGTGCACGGTCGCAGAAGAGGAAGTCCTCTCCGATGTAACCTTCGTCGGTGACGAGGAAGTCGAACATAGCGTTTAGCATGCGGTCGGACCGCGTGTCGTAGTAGCTCCACTCTGGGTGGGCCTCTGACATCTGCTCAAACACTTCACGACGCACGAGCATAAAGGCTGTCGCCACGCGCTTTGCACGTACTAGGCCCATCTGGTTCATGGTGAGTTGGTTGTTCTCGTCGTGGTCGAGAGTAGCAATATAAGTTTTGGTTTCGCTGCGCGTACGGGGCACCGCAGCTACAATACCCTTCTTAGGGTCTGTACCCCACGCCATGAGGCGGAATACGTCTTCTGGCTCGAAGTTAATGTCCGAGTCGATGAACATGAGGTAGTCGCACTTGGACTCAAGCAGGTCTTGCGCCAGCAGGTTGCGCGCACGAGAAACAACCGAACACCCGCATATGCTGCCGATGTGAAGTTCAACTCCGTGTGCCGCAGCCTGCTGAGCAAAGCGTGCAAGAGAAACAGCTAGCTTCAAGGACACCTTGAAGTCGTACGCTGGAAGAGCGATGAAGACGCTCTTACCAGCTAAGTCGTAGCTTTGTTCCTGCTGCATATATCACCCGTAGAATACGGAGACTGAGCAGTTCGTCAACGCAGCGTAAACGTTGGTTTCGAACAGCACACCCTCACCGGGGATAAACACAGTATGAAAAGCCGCAGTAGCGGGTAAATCAACTTCGATCTGTGTTGTACCACCAGAACCACCATCCTTAAGAATGACGGAACCGGCAGTAGTGCCACCCGAAGTGATAACCATACCTTTGACACGTGTGCGGTAGCCTACAAGGCTACCACTAGCGTTCGCGTGTACGTTCTTGACGTCATATTGCATACCCATCGGGTTTCTCCTTCTTAGAGGCTACCGATTAGGCTGCGGTCGAAAGCGCCGTCCATGTGGTCGAGCCGTTTGTATTGATATACGCACGGTCAGCAACGCCTGAACCATCGCTACGCAGGTAGAGCGAACCCTTGGCAGCAGCGATAGTCGGAGCGCCTGAACCCATGTAGACACCCATACCAGCAGCAGTGTTTGTGCCGATGAAAGCAGCAGCGCCGCCAGCCGTGAGAGCCGAACCGCTAAGAGCAGTGACCGTGCTGGTTGCAGTGATTGCTGCACCGATGGTGCCGGTAACAGTTACCGCGCCGGTTGTGGCGTTGATTGAAATTGTTTGGAAGCCGTTCTCTGAACGAACTGGACCGTTAAATGTGGTATTAGCCATGATTTATCTCCTGTGTAGTAGCACTCGTACGTACCGTCTCTACTAAGTCCGCTGGGCCGGTCGGTACGAATATTGTTCCCTAGTAGCGTAGATATACCACAAACAAAAAAGAAGGGAAGAGATTTCTCTCCTCCCTTCCCCCCGTTCCCTTGAGCTACGCTCTCGGGGAAACTATTAGGCTGCGCCTTCGCTGCCGTACATACCCAGAGGGTCTGACCAGCCGAACGAATAACGCTCACGAGCCTTGTAACGAACGTTACCAGTATCGAAGTCACCGTCCATGCCCGTCGCCATTGGCGTACGAACAAAG